GGTGTTTGGCGAAGCGTACTTCTACAACGACACCAACGCATTCGGCCAGGTGCTGGAGCTGCAGCACCTACCCGCCATCAACATGCGGGTAAAGGTCGACGGCGGGTTTGTGATGCTGCTGCCGGACGACAAGGAAATGGAGTTCGAACAGCACGAGATCTCCCACGTTCTGGATTACGACGTGGAACAGAACATTTACGGGATCCCCGACTACTTGGGCGGTCTGCAGGCGCTGCTGCTCAACGAGGCGGCGACCCTGTTCCGTCGCCGGTACTACAGCAACGGCGCTCACGCCGGTTACATCTTCTACACCAACGACCCCGACCTGACGGAAGAGGACGAAGACGAACTGCGCGCACAGATCAGTGCCAGCAAGGGCGTGGGCAACTTCCGCTCGATGTTCGTGAACATCCCTAACGGCAAGGAAAACGCGATTCAGATCATCCCCGTCGGGGACTTTCAGGCGAAAGACGAGCTGGAGAAGGTGAAAAACATCACCCGAAACGACGTCATCGCCGCCTGGCGTATGAACCCGGCACTGGCCGGCATCATCCCGGAAAACACCGGTGGTTTCGGGGACATCGAAAAGATTGATCGGGTGTACACGAGCAATGAGATCCGGCCGATCTGTCAGCTGTTCAACCAATTGAATGACACGCTTCGCGAAGACAGGCGCTTTAGCTGGAAAGCCATACAAGAAGCAGCGGATATCACTACATGAAGTTCCCACAGAAAGAAAATCCACTACAAGCTGTGGCAAAATGGTGGCGATCAGCTGCCCCTGGGGAGGGACATAATGAGAGTTGTATGCAATTGCGGACACAAGGGCCGGATTGCCTCGCGAGAAGAGGTAACCAGAGCCTTTGTAAAACTGTACTGCCAATGCCTGGACGCAAAGTGCGGGCACACATGGGTGGCAAATCTGACGTTTTCACACACGCTCAGCCCGTCATCTCAGACGTTCGAACGGATGCTGATGGATCGCTTACGCGAGATGCCCAGAGCGAAGCAGCGGGAGCTTTTCGAACAGTTGGGATCGCAGGCGGTAGCCTAGTTACAAACCGCCGACGTACGAGCGCCGGCGATCGGGATCATTCAAAGAATGACGGTCAGCCCCCTGTTTTCTCCTTTGGGTTGATTGCCAGTATCTCGGCTACGCGGCGAACCTGTTGCTGTTCAACGCGGCTCAGCCGGCGATACAGATCGATCAGTCGGCGCTCAATGTCAGTGAGTGCGGCAGATTCCGACCCGGCGTTATTGAGGGTGTCTTGATCGTTCTTCTTGCGATCCAACATGCTAACTACTCCATAAAGTGCATTGCTGATCGGACTTTATGGGGTGTGTACGAAAGCATTGGAATAAGAGTTACCCCAATAACGGTAAGGGTTTATTGCGTCTTAAGAACGGTGGCGGGCAGCGTCGTCGGCCATGGCTTCCAGGATGCGTCGAATCGCTCTCTGATCGTCTTCAGGAATGCTGCGAAACTGGTTTATCAAGCAGTCTTCAACTTCCGACAGTGCCTCATTTGGCAGTGTCTTACGCGATCCGTGAACGATATACGCAACGTCAAAATCGAGCAGCGAGTTAGCAAGACTCAGGTAGGACGCAGGCGCATCGCTGGCACCCGATTCGTAGTTGCCCTGGGTACGTTTGGACACGCCAAGTTTTTCAGCCAGTTGATCTTGAGTCAGGCCAGCGCCAGAGCGAAGTTCCCGCAGCCTGGCGCCGATCTCTTCGGAGAGAGTCAATATTTTTCCACTCGCATATTTACATTGGCAGTTTTTTGCCACATTCTGCGCTCGTCATCACACGAAAACGCAGAGATTTGCACTATGCCGAACACAAGCATCACCGAGCAAGCCCGCAAAAAAGCCCGTGAAGCGTTGGAGAAGCGCGGCCAGTCCGCGAAAGATTTTGCTGCTTTGCACAACCTGAGTCCCAGCACCGTTTATGCGGTGCTGAGTGGACAGAGCCAATGTCGCCGTGGGGAGGCACACCGAGCTGCCGTTTTACTAGGCGTCAAACAAGGTGTGATTGAACAGTAACGGCAGGGGCCAACAGGGAAAAGTAGAAGATGAAAAGCCCGATCCTAGACACCCGCAAAGAAGTTATGAGCGAGATCATCCGCAGCTATACCGGCGGACGCGAAGCCGCCGCTGCACGCTTGGGGCTGAAGCTCAAGAAGTTCGACAACCATGCCTACGAAAACGCCGGATGCAGTCCTCTCAGTGACTCTCAGGTTTTCATGCTTGAGCAGGACTGCGGCACTCACCACTTTCCCAACTACGTCGCCTCAATGTACGGCGGGTTGTTCGTTCCAGTGGCTGATCCTGAAACGCTAGACAACGTCGAGCTATACGCTCGATCGCTACAGGTGGCGGCAAAACGCGGTTGCGTCGACCAGGCGATCGCCAAGGCGCTGGAGGACGGTTCGATCAGCGAAGAAGAAGCCGAACTGATTCTGGACGCTCACAACCTCCACGTTGCTGCACGGCACGCCGAAGTGCTTGCCGCAATAGCTCTTTACCGCGCAGGGAAAGCCCAATGAACAATCTGCCTGCAGTACAGGAATATCAGGATATGCTCAAAGCTGCCGCGTCGGTGTTTCTTGAACGGCACCGGTGCGAACACCTGAGCGATGATCAACAACTGATCAAACGAGCTGTGCAGCATTTGGTCACGGACTTCGACGTACTCACTCCGACAGCTGAAAAAATGGTTCACCTGGCCTACAGCGATTTGTCTGTTGTCAGCGATCGGCAGCGACTGGATGTAATGACCAGCACACCGACACACACCGTTATCACTGACACAGGCACCGGTGAGGTTTGGGCCATTCCCGTCAGCCTGATTTATGAACGCATCCTCAACGCACCGGACAACGGGCGTTTTCGCGTCACCACTCCGTAACACCTAACCACTAGATCCCCGATCCCCCATTCCCGTGGGTTTGGGTGAGCTGCGCCCGAAATTGAGGTTTGACGATGGAAAACGCCCTGAACATCAACGCAAAACTGCCACCGGTGCAGGCCGAAGCGCTCTTGGCCAACCTGCGCGAGCAGTACCGTCTCAGCCTCAATGACCTCTGGTATTCCGACCATTACCGCCTGATCCCCGAAGGGCTGCGCCACGGGTCGATCCTCACGAACGATCCGGTGATGGCCGCTCGAAAACATCTGATCGGCGCCCTCGCCGGCGCCCTGACTCAAAGCCTCAAAACAGTGAAAAAACCATGAGAGACGATCTCCGCTCCGACGTCCTGCAGCGCCTTGAAAATGACTACGGCCTAAAACACCGTACCGGCACCGACTATATGCGCGGTGGTGAATGCCCCAAGTGCAGGAAGAAAGAGCTGTATTCACGTCACGACAAGCCGTGGCTGGTTATCTGCGGTCGCCCTGAAAAGTGCGGCCACACCATGCACGTCAAGGAAATCTACGACGATCTTTTCGAAGACTGGAGCAAGCGAGCCCCCGCTACGGACAGTGCACCAACGGCCACAGCCCGCGCCTATCTGGAGTTCGGCCGGGGCTTCGACATCCAGTTGATTGCTGGCTGGTTCACGCAAGACACCTACTACTCCTCTCAGCACAACGCAGGCAGCGCGACGGTACGTTTCGCCTTGGAGAAAGGCGGCTACTGGGAACGCTTGATCGACAAGCCGGCACGCTTCGGAAAAATGAAAGCGCGTTTCGCTCCGGGTGAAAGCTACCGGGGGGTGTGGTGGTGCCCGCCCTGCGTGGATCTGTTCGAGGCGAAAGAAGTGTGGATCGTGGAAGGCATCTTCGACGCCACCGCCCTGGTGCATCACGGCATTGCCGCCGTGTCCGCCATGTCATCCAACGCCTTCCCGGCTGACTCGCTGCAGGCGTTGGTCACAGCACGCCCGGGCAATCTGCCGAAGCTGGTTTGGGCGTTGGACAACGAACCAGGTGCACACGCCTACACCAAACGTTGGGTACGTATGGCCCGCGAATTGGGCTTTACCTGTGAGGCCGCGCAGATCCCTCAGCGGGACAAACGCAAGGTCGATTGGAACGACTTACACCAGCGCTGGCAGTTCCTGGACGAAGGCGAGAAACGCGACGCCCAAATTGAAAAAGACATCACCATTGCTCGGCATCACGGCGCGCTGCTGATCGCTGAGAACGCTACCGAAAAAGCCCTGGTGATGTTCGATTGGAAGCGTCGAAGCGAATTTCATCTTGAGTTCGGCAATCGTCTGTATTGGTTCAAGCTTGATCTGGAGAAATACAACAAGGCCATTCAGGAACTGGAGGACAGCGAGCATCACGACGATCAGCAGCTGAACAACAAACAGATGCGGGCGAAAGCCATGCAGCAGTGCGGCGCGCTGCAGCGCATCGCTACCTGCAATCCGAAAGCCCTGTATTACCAGGAAAACAAGCTCACAGACGAGTCCTGGTATTACTTCCGGATCACGTTTGCACACGACGCTGCGCCGATTAAAAACACGTTCACCAGCGCTCAGATCGCCTCGTCGGCGGAGTTCAAAAAGCGTTTGCTGGGCATTGCTCCGGGCGGAATGTTCACCGGCACAACTCAACAACTGGACGCTTTCATTGAGGAACAAACCGACGCCCTCAAGACCGTTCAAACCATCGACTTCACTGGCTACACCCGCGAACACGGCGCCTACGTGTACGGCGATGTGGCGGTACGCGACGGTAAAATCTTCAAACTGAACGAAGAAGACTTCTTCGACATGGATCGCTTGAGCATTAAAACGCTCAGCCAGTCAGTGACCTTGAACCTGAACACTGACTTGGAGAAGTTCGACACCGAATGGCTCGACATCATCTGGCAATGCTTCGGTGCCAAAGGGCTGGTCGCCCTCGCCTTCTGGTTCGGCTCATTGTTCGCCGAGCAGATCCGGCAGCATCAAAAGAGTTACCCCTTCATGGAAATTATCGGTGAGCCAGGCGCCGGTAAATCCACCCTGATCGAATTCCTATGGAAGTTGTGCGGACGCCTCGACTACGAAGGTTTTGACCCCACTAAAGGCACCCCAGTTGCTCGGGCACGAAACTTTGCCCAAGTCGGGAATCTGCCGGTGGTGTTGATTGAATCTGAGCGCGAAAAATCAGATGGAAGCCAAACCCGCCAATACGACTGGGACGAACTGAAGACCGCCTACAACGGTCGCAGCGTTCGCTCAACCGGTGTAAAGAACAACGGTAACGACACCCGCGAACCGCCCTTCCGTGGCGCCGTGGTCATCGGTCAGAACCACGCGGTGAACGCCTCTGAACCGATCCTGCAGCGCTTGGTGCACATCGCTATGACGAAGGACGGGCAGACCCCGCAGACCAAGCTGTTGGTTGAAAAACTTGAGCGTATGCCCGTCGACCGCGTGAGCGGATTTCTGCTCAAAGCCACCACGTCTGAGTCCTCCGTGATGGAGACCATTCGCGCGAAGGTTCCGACCTACGAACAGGCGCTACTGGCCCTGCCTGAAATTCGCACCGTCCGGATCGCAAAGAATCATGCCCAGCTGCACGCGCTTGTAGACGCACTGGTGCACGTCGTTCCTCTGAAAAAGCATCAGTTGGAAGCCACACACGCAGAGATCCAGAACATGGCCAAGGATCGCCAGCTGGCGATCAATGCTGATCACCCGGTCGTCGTCGAGTTTTGGGAACTGTACGAATATCTGAACAGCGCTGCCGGCGGACTCAACCACTCACGCAATGACAGTTTGATTGCGGTGAACCTCAACGACTTTGCCAAAGAGGCTGCGGAGAAACGCCAGAAAGTCCCGGACATGACCGAGCTGAAACGCCACTTGAAAACCAGCAAGTGCCCAAAGTTCGTGGAGACAAACAGAACCGTTTGCTCCGCCTGGGAGCTGGATGCTGCAGACAAACCGAAAACCGTGCGCTGCTGGATTTTCCAGAGCGCTTAACGAAGTGGCATCGAGGGGTTGCAGCCCCTCGACACCTACCACCACTGAGGGCAACACGATGAAAGCAAAGCACTACAGCGGTAGCGATTCAAAGGCTAACACACAGGGCGACGTCGACACTCAATCCGCCCGGCACCTGATGGCAATCCGGATAGTCGGCACAGCTTTGTTCGATTACCAGATCACCAAAACAGACGAAGCGCGGATCCGCCTTGAGTGCTTGGCGACCTTCGCAAAACAGCAGGGCGATATAGATGCGGCCGAAGCCGCCATCGTGGCCCAGCTTCTGGCCAGCAACGCTTTACCGAGGGCCAGCATATGAGCGATGGCAAAACAATTCGTGAGCGGCCAGCGATGGCTAGTAAACGATTGGATCTGCCGAGCATTTGCGACATCTGCGGCAACGCCCGATCTACCCGTAAACATCAAAAGTGCAGCCGTATTCGCCAGCATCGAAAGACTGAGGAATGGGCCGCTGTAATGGCCGAAAAGGCTGCAATCAGAAAAGCAACGGAACGCCGTTATGTTTAAAAGCCGTGAACAAGCAGCACCAGAATCATACCCAGTGGTTTCTACTACGCTTTTAGCAGAACCCGCCTCTACACTGCTCTGTCATCAAGCGCGGGAACACACAGGTTCGAGGGTTGTACCGTGAGCCAAGCAACATCAGGTGTTCTGACCTTTAAAGACCTGCAGCACATCACCGGTTATCAGCGTCGATCCGATGTTGAGCGCTCGCTGATCGCCCAGGGTGTTCGCTTGTTCCGTGGTCGAACTGGCCCGTGGACAACGCTTGACCTGATTAATCACGCCGGCGGCGTCACGTTGGCCAGCGCTGAAAGGTACGACACCGACATATTATGAGGCGAGCGAGGAAGCGTAAGCACAACCCCCATATCCCTGCCCATGTCGATCAGGCCGCCCTCCCGGCGGCCGTTTATTTCGACCATCGCGACAGTGGTGTCTGGTACACCCTCCATCGGGATGAGACTGGAAAGCAGCGCCGCCGAAACGTGGCGCCCGCAGACGTGTCGCTGGCAGAACTTCATCAAATCATGGACGAGGCGTCCAACGTCGATCGAGGAACGCTCCGCTACGTGTGCGAACAATTCCACCTGAGCGATCGTTATAAAAAACTCGCTCCTAAAACCCATGGTGATTACTGCTATTCCCGCGATGTTCTGCTGAATATCCCCACCAAATTGGGCAAGCCGCTGGGCGATCTCGCCGTGAAGAAATTCACCGCAGCCTTGGTGCAACGCATTGTCGATCGAATCGCAGACGAGGGCACACCCTCAAAAGCGGCGCACGCACTGCGATATCTGCGCCGCGTGCTGCAGTGGGGACGCAATAGAGGATTCCTTGAGGTCAACCCTGCCCTAGGAATCGAGGCGCCGATTGAACGGAAGCAACGCCGGTTGCCACGGTTGAACGTGATGGACGTTCTGATCGACCGCGCAACAGCTCGTGGACGTCTAGCGCGTAATGAGCCAGGTGGTTGTCCCGAGTACCTGGCCAGCGTGATGGAGCTGGCCTACCTTTGCCGACTTCGCGGCATCGAGGTCGTGACGCTGACAGACGCGAACGAACTGGAAGAAGGGATACTCACAAACCGGCGCAAGGGCAGTCGGGATAACATTGTCCGCTGGACGCCGCGACTGCGTGCAGTTTGGGATCGGGCGAAGGCAATCCGCGCAAAAGCATGGGAACGGCGGCGTACTGCAATACCGATCGCACCATCAAAACGTTTCATTATCGTGGCCAGCCACGGTGGCCAGCTCCGCAAAACTAGTCTCGACACGGCTTGGCAGCGATTCATCACTTTGGCGATCGCGGATGGGAACATTGAGCCAGAAGAGAGATTCGGGCTGCACGATTTGAAACGGCGAGGTATCACGGACACGCACGGCACAAGGGCAGAAAAGCAAGAGGCCAGTGGCCACCGCGATTCCAAAATGATGGACGTATATGACTTCAGCGTGCCGGTTGTATCACCATCTAGGGAGTGACGTAGCGTCATGGAGTGAGTCGAACCGTTTATTCGGTTCTTCACACTCTGTCAAAAGCGACTAATCTACATTCGCTCCACCGCATGCACAAAACTCCATCCCCACAACCGCTCGGTGAAATATGGAAATCAGTGAAAATGAGTTCCGAGATTTTTTATTTGATAACCACAGTGAAAATTTATCATCAATAATCGTCGGCCGTAGGGATCCGATAAGCTGGTCAACCGATTCATTTCCACCTATTCATATTCTGTTGCAGCAGAGTGCCGAAAAGAAAATTAACGAAGCGCTCGACAACCTAGAAGATATGATACTCACCGCTCGGGAGCTTAGACTTGAAAGAGAGGCAGACTCTACAACCAGAATAGATTTAGTCGGCAATTCTGAAAGCTGCGGACTAACAATTATCGAGCTGAAGAAATCTAAGCAAACCGAACGACAGGCTTTTTCAGAACTCTTGGCATACGCGAACCACTTCTGCACAATATTCCCAGGCCTGAAAGAAAGCTCATTGACTTCTATCTTGGTAGCTCCGATGGAGACAAGAACTGTTAGGGACGCTTATGCTCAAGAGCTAGTTTCGAACAACAAATGCATAGTTGCGCTCATACCAGAACATAAGAATTCAACGGCAAAATTAACTGTTTATTACCCTGATGCGTCCTATTACAAATGGTTCGAAAATAATCTTTTAGACGATAGATCTATGATAACCGTGGCGATCGCATTCCCAGAAATAAAGGGTTGGATTGACCTAGAAAGGGATCAATCGGGAATGCCAGAGCACAGTGCCAAGGCTTTAAACACAATCACAAGCTCGATATCGAAAACACTCGAAGCATGCGGCTATCACAGTATGTGTTACTCCACTCAACCTTGGGCGGAGGTAACACTTGGGTATGATTTTCCGTTCCCGAACGTTATATACGTCGCAGCAGTAAATCCATTTTCTAGTTTCAGAACCGCGATAAGTAACGACGAAATTTATGGAAGTTCGAAGGACGGTAGATTAGCAGAAATTCAAGCCGTTCATGACCAACTATCCGAAACCGAGCGGGAGTTCTGGATCGAAACCATTGAAGGAAATTTTCACAACCGACTGATAAGAATAGTAAAAAAAGAATTCGAGAAGCTTCTCAAAAACAAAAAGCAAGAAAAAATCCGATACGAAATCTCGCTACCTGATTGGTACGGATTAAAAATAAGCATGATTGATTCTGTCACCGTTCACCACGGCGAACTTTATCTCACAGGATTACTGAGAGAAATTCACTCGGAATATATAGAGTACATATATAGACCAGACGTAAAATATGCAATTTATTACTCTGACGACTTTCCGAAATATTTTTATAGTACGCTTCGGAGCTTCTTACCTATTTGGGAAATCTTGAGTGGTTTAGGGGTAGGAGATACAGACCATGAGGATGAGTAAGCCTTGAACCATCTCCCGTCAGCTAAGAAGCACGTAACAAGCCCGGGAAGAGGTCACAAGCTGGACGGCCACGAGCTTGGGAGACGTAACATAGACACTTCTAACCCATTGATTTTATTGTTTAATTTAACTCCCTTGTAATCAGTAGGTCCCGGGTTCGACTCCTGGTGCCGGCACCATACAAAACAAAGCCCCTGCAGAAATGCAGGGGCTTTGTTGTTTCTGGGTCAGCCAAGAAGTCAACTATGGGGATCAGGCAGGATGCAAATCCCGCAACGCCTCAGGATGCTGACTTGCGACACGCAAGAGAGTCTGCGCTGCACCCGTCGGTTGCCTGCGCCCCTGCTCCCAATCCTGCAACGTCCGCGCTTATGCCTCGCAGTATCTGCAGGAGCCAAGCAAGGCACTGATCGATGATGTGGTGAAAGTAATGGATGCGCCACCAGACAGGCATTGATGCAAACCGCCATTCGAAGCCCTCGTTGATGCGAGGGCTTTTTGCATTTCAGGCCTGCCGAAAACATGCCGGCCTTCCTCAAGATCCCTTGATGCGCGGACATATCCGACTTCCCTCCTGCATCTATCCAGATAACCCGCCAGCCACTGGAGCGTTCTTGGCCAACGCCTCGGCTGCCCAGCAGCCAAACGGGAACTAACGCCGAGCGCAACACTCACTTACAAAGCGCGGCGCTATAGAAGAGTCATCTCGCTTCATCACGTCAGCACAACGGACTGAATGCATGACATGGACCAAGAGACCATCGATGAACTCAACATCAGAAACGCCAAACGGCTGCGCACGATCGCAAATCAGGGACTTTTCTGACTGTCGAAACATTGCTCAAGGCGCTGTATTCATTATCGCGTCGGGTAACTCCGCGAAGGACTTTCCCATTGAACAGTTTGCCGATATCCCGATGATCACGGTGAACGGCGCGATATCCATGTTCATGGGAACAGGCATCAAGCCGTTCTTCTACGCATGCACCGACACCAGTTTTTCGCTACAACAGCCTGACTTGTTTGCCTATGCGATGCGCACCAGTCAGCGAGTAGCTCTCTGGGCTCGCCAGGCCCAGGAACTGGCCGTTGAACCGACAGGTGATCTCTATCTTCTGAAGAAAGCGCCCAAACCAACCCTGACTGAATGGCTACTTCGCAACAACCAGGATCTGGTACGTAATCGCGCTGTTCTGGGTAGCCGAAACCGCAGTATCGGATTCAGCAAAAACCTGGCCCATGGTTTTTTTGATGCCCGCACAGTCTTGTATCTCGCACTCCAACTTGCCTATCACGCAGGCTTTTCAAAGGTGATTTTGGTGGGAGCGGATATGAACCAGTCGGCCGGGCGTTTTTACGAGACTGATGGAAGCTCTATCTCCCCGTGCGGGCTGGACCAGCATTTTCATTCCAGAATTCTTCCATCTCTGAAACTCATGTCCGACAAAGTCATCGACAGTAAATTTGCCGTTTACAACTTGTCGCCCTCTTCGCGAATTCCATCCAGCGTCATTCCCGTCACAACGCTCGACGAAGTCAAAGCGATAATTCAGACCTGACTGATCTCGAATACAAACGAAATTCTGCCCTCACTTGCGCTCCAGACATAGCGCAAATGCTTGCCCTGCTTCGGAATCGATACCGCCGGCGGCCGAAACGCCGCAACGCATTCATGCCCGGGCAACCGCACGCTGTTATAGAGCAAGCCCCACGACTCGGCGTCGCGCAGTTGTCGCGCGAACAGCTGTGATGGGCCATAGGCCTCAGGATCAGGCTGATGCAGATGATCAAAGCCATGGCGAATATCATGCAGCGGCCTGATCACCTGATTGAAGTAAGTACGCATGGTCAATTCGAGATCGGCTTCCCGGGTCGCCGCGAGAAAACGTTCCTGGTGAAAACAGGTTTCGGCGATCGCCGCAGCCTGGCTGCTGGCGGCGTAATAGACGCCGAAGGTGCCGTCACTGAAACGGCTGCGTTTGCCGACGTGAGTGAACGCGGCCATCACCGGGCTGGAACCGGGGCCGGACAGGCGATCTTCGGGACGTACGCGGGCAAGGACGCCGGCCTGTTCGACCAGCCGATCATTGGTCAGTGCTTCGATGGCGTAGGCAACTTCGAGGTCCTCGGGGTCGAGGACGTCTTCGAACAGTGCAATCGGCGGGAAGCTGCTGTTGACGATGCGATACGCCCGCGGCCATGGCACATCCACCGGCGCCGGCGCTTTCAACCGCGCACTCCGTCGAGGTAGCGGCGCACATCGGCGATATCGACCACCCGGCCCGCCAGCATGTAATCCAGCGCGGTTTTGCCGTTGAACGGTGCCGCCGTGTTGGGGCTGCTGACCCAATCGTAGGCGCGCTCGCGGCTGTTGCTGAAGATGATGCTCAACGCCTTGTGAATACCCATCAGGTAAGAGATGCGCTCGAGGGTGTCATGGGGCAGGCGTATGTTTGGCAGGTGTTTGTATTTATAGAACGTGGTGTTGCCGACTCCTCCGAGCAGGGTGCGTTGTTGCTCGGCATTGCAGCCCCAGTGCTCCATGAGGTTGAAGAAGAACTTCAGCGCAACGCGCCCGGCTTCGGGGGCGTCGAGTTGTTCGCGTGGGTTTAACGCAGTAGATGAAGTTGGCATTTGGCCGCCTCCAGAGAAATCATCATGCCTTGAGGTTAGTACATATCTGTACATTTACTCAAAATTAATACACTGATGAACAACCGTGCAGACTGAAAAATCCATACTGCTTGCACACATTTTTTGATCTCCATCACCCCCATCCCACCAAAAACCCCGATCCTCTGTCATCCTCCAGCCATCGGCGGGGAAATCAATTCGCTACTAAATCCGCGACAACTATGCTCAGGTGCAGGAATATAGCCGGCATATGGCGCCGTTTCGGTCGTTTCGTACACAACAATACCCAGCCCACTTCAGAGGGCATTACCCATGGATA